TTTCCCAGGTTTTCGGCCATCGCTTGCAAGTCGGGCGCTTCCTGATCTTTGCCCCCGCGTTGCTCTCGCAGCATAAAGTTGTAGATGGCATCTCGCAACCCTTCGGTCATCTTCAGGGTTTCATCATCGGTCCAGTTGGCGCAGTCAGCATCTACTTCCCCCAGTCGGTAACGGATTGCAGCAGTAACCATCCGCGTGACCCTTGCCTGAAATTTTGCGGTTTGGCACTTTTCAATTTCATGGATCAACCGGTGCTCACGCTTGCGAATCATGGTTTCCAGTGGCTCCAGCACCACGGGAATGCCGTTGTGCGCGGACATCACCCGCAAGGCGACCAAGTTAGCGGTCGGCTCGGGTAGGCCGTCCATGTGCTGGATGACCTGAGCTAAGCGCTGCAACTGGTCGGTCAGCGTGGACTGGTCTTCGATCTCTTCCAGCAGTAAGCGCTCCCCGACCAGCAGAGCATGAAAGACCGGGAACTGCAGGATGCCCGTGGTTGCATCCCCCACGTCCTGGACCTGGACATCTAGCGCGGTGACAAACGGTAGGGGCACGGTGCCGGCGGTGCTGTTTTCCCAGTTTGCCGTAGTGGCTTAGGGAGTGGGGATGGCTTATGATGTGGGGGCCGGGAGCATCGTGTCGGTGCCAGGGGTTGCGGCCCCTGTTTCTACCTGGTGAGATCCCAGTTCCCGCTTGCGTTTCTCAGGCGGTGGGCGGTTCTGGGCTAAAACCGACTCCTGGCACCCATTCACCACCGCCGACATCCCTTCATGGACCAACCACTTGTAACCGGTGAAATCGCCTCTGGTTACGCAAAGCAAATCCGCCAGGGGTTGCGGCAAGCCCTGCGAGAAGGCGTTGCTCTTGGCGGATTAAGGCCAGCGACCAAACGGCGGAATGACGCAGCCCATGCAAAGGCTTTGCAACAGGTCATGGAGTACCGGGATGTCCTGGAAGCTGGGCACGACAAGAGTCTGTCGGCATTAAGTCGCGACCTTTTTGATGCTGGCTGTTGCACTCGCTCCGGCAAGCCCCTTACACCGGAAATGGTGCGACGCCTTAGGATCCGACTGGAAGAAGCTGGAGAAGCGGTTGCTGTCGGTGATCCGGCGCCCCGCGCCCGCGCCGCCCTGGACGAGCCGGAGGAGGAGGGGCCGAGTGATCAGGAACTTGAGAGGTTCCTGGCCGAACGGCACAGAGCGCGAATGGAGAGTGAATCGGCGTTTGGTTGTCCCGATTTTGACGGAGCTAAGGCCAGGGCTGCTCGGATTGCCGATGCCCGCGCTGTCCTCGACCGCTGGGGCCGGCCTGCCGCGTCAGCACCGAGCGAAGCGGCATGGGCCCTGGCACAGCTGCTAGACGGCGTTCAGCGGCACGACCTGCAAAGCATGACAGGGCTTTCTGATCGTGATTGCGACCGGATCTGGTCCGCACGGTCTGACAACCCAACCACCGCCCCCGCGCCAAAGCCCATCCCGGTGTGCGAACGGCCATGGGAGCGGGATGGGTGGCGTGATACTGAAGGTCGCTGCTGGTTTTGTAATGCCTACTCCATGGGTAGATGGAACTATCAACTCCCGCCCGACTCTGAGCAGGACTGGGGAATGTTAGGGACCGAGACCCATTGCCTCCCGCACTGGGCCATTGCGCGACCTCGGCCAGAGGCGAAAAAATCCACCTAGCCCCGCGCTACCGCCACCTGTATCCGTTGCTGCAGCTTCTGCCCCAGTGGATACACGGGAATCCCTGGAGCCTGCACCGCGCCACTCACCGCATCTGTCCAGGTCTTAGCCGGCAGGATGGTGCCATTGCGCAGGCGGGCACCTTCATGCACGACAGTGGCGTAGCCAGCGCTCCAGCGAGCTTCCAGCGTGTAGGGACCAATGAAGCTGTAGGTGCCGCTTTGTCGCAGGGAGCCGGTGTCCACGATGTTGCGCGGGCTGCCGACCACTCCGACCCGGCGCCGTGTTTCCCGTGGCCAGTTCCATGCCGCAGGGTTGAAGCTGGCCTGATACCGGCCAAACAGTTCGATCAGGGTCTTGCGGGCGATCTCCTGCAGCATCCGATCCGTTGCCCCAGGGCCGGGGCCTGTGACCGTGGTTTCAACGCGGATGGACATAGCTCACACCGCAGTAGAAAGTGCCGCCCTGAACTTGTCCCCCAGGGCTTCCCGTAGCTCAATCCCGATCCCGCCGACACCAAAGGGCTGGCTCAGCTCCAGCATCCTCAACTGCCCCTGCTCGGTACCGTCAGCCAGGGTGGGCAGCGCTGACAGGTTGGTTAGCACCGCCTTGCCTTCGGCGCCTGGCAGCATCCCAGCCGGCCTGTAACCCGTCTCATTCCAGCTCAGCGACGACCCGGCGGCCAGCCAGCTGGCGGAGCCCAGCAGCGCCCAACGGGTGAGGTAGCCCTCCAGGATCAGCGAGCCCGCCATCACCCCCGGCAGATCCTGCTCACTGCGGCCTTGGCTCTTGGCAAAGGCCTCGACCACCACCGCAGGGCCAGCGGCAGGCACCCCGGCGCGGAAGTTGGTGATCGCGCCAGTCGGCGTCCAGATCATCCTCAGGTTGGCGTATTCGGCGAAGTCCGTGGCCATCAGCTACGCACCAGTTGCGCCATTCCGCCGCTGCCGCCGACGACCGGTTTGATCCCCAGCGACTGGAAGATCCGGCCCTTTAAGTCGACCAAACGAGCGGCGAGCACGGCGCCGGCCGTCCCACCAGAACCGCCTGACTCGTACTTCACGCGCAACAGGCTGGTATCCCATTCCAACACGTCGGCCTTGCTCTTCAGGTCGTCGCGGGCCAGGGTGGTACCAGGGGCGGGGCCTTCGTAGCTCGCTGCATTCAGCAGGTGCTCCCGGCCCGCTTCCACCCGGTCCGCGTAGTCCGCCTCCAGGGCCTCGATCTCGTCGATCCATCGTTGCACGTGCAGAACGGTAGAGGCGGAGATCAGCGCCACCCGGTTGAGGATCGAAGTCAGCTCGGTCTGGTTCGTCACCGACAACGGCCAGCCGGCATACCCTCGAATCAGCTCCCGGTCATCCCGTGGTGTCACCCGCCAAAGGGCGTTCAGGGTTGGGATGGTCATGGCGCGATGCGATCTGCTGCAGGTTTCCGGGAAAGCTGCGGTAGTAATCGGAGATTCCCGTGTACGGCAAATCGGCAGGCAAAGGCGCGGGCAAGGGCGCAATGGCGATAGGCAAGGGCAAGAAGGGTGGCAGCTCAATGTCCATGGCGATGCCGAAGAAAGCCAAGCCCGCCAAGTCCGCCCGCCCAAAGGCCAAGTAATCAGTCTGGGGCGTGCCACTGTTTGATTCTTGCCGCCCTGTCAGCACAGAAGAACGGCTGCGCTTGATACCAGGACCAGACATCGCTATCGCCCTTTGAAGCGTTGCAGCGAGCGCAGGCGGCCACCTGATTGGCACGGACCGTGGGACCTCCCCTGGCCTTGGCGATCACATGATCGAGCGTGATGTTTTTGGGCTGGCATCCGCAGTAAGCGCAGATTCCATTCCAGGCGTCAATGATCTCGCGCCTGAAACTGCTTCGAGTGACCAGCACGGTTCCCTCGATTCGGTGGGATGCCACCTAGGCGAGCTTCTGCAGCCAGACGCGGGCGCTCAAGCTGATGGATCTTTGCAACATGGTGACGACCTTGTGGCCGCTGCGTGGCGGCATGGTCAGGGCAACCTCACGCAGCACCTGCCGGGTAGCCTCTTCATCCCTGGCCCTTACCGTGGCACGAAGGGTCAGGAATGCCCGCAGTTCGGGGGGCATCGGTGCATCCGTAGCGGGGGGCATCGGTGCGTGGCGCGTTTCCTCAGCTTGCCAGGGTGGCTTAGGGAATGGCAATGGCTTAGGATGGGCAGGCCGGGGCCCTCATGGGAGTGGGGCTGACGCCCCGGCACCCATTCGCCACCATCGATCAACCCATTCATGCAACCACGAGCACAGCACCTTGAATGGTGCAAGAAACGAGCCTTGGCCTACGTGGATCAGGGCTACCTGCAGCAAGCGCTGGAGTCAATGTTTGCCGATCTTGCAAAGCATCCTAAGACCAGAAATCATCCCGACATTGAAACCGGCGATCTACTGAAGATTGTAGGGATGTTGAGCACGCCGCAGGAAGTACGCCTCTTTATTGAAGGCTTCAACTGACCACCGACCCACCTATTCACCGCCACCAATGACCGACTCAGACTTTATATCCGCACTGAAGCAGCTTGCTGATGCTGTTGACGGGTGGGAGATGGAACTAGCCGCTGATGATCCGCTGGCCATTGCCATGGATCACGCTCGCAAGCTGTTGCAGACAGCCGAGAGGGACGAGCGGCTTTCATCCGGGAAGCTGGTCAGCGAACGGCTTGACGAGCTTTTTGCCGAGGTTGAGCGAAGGGGCATTGAGCCTGCTGAGGTCATCCTAGGCTGCCGTGCGTTTTGGCTTTACTGCAAAGAGAGGCGCGTATATGTAGGTCGATCGACACAGTTGCGAGGTGGCTACAATGGCCTTCCGGTAACAAAAAGCGACTCAGAAGCCGCAGAATTTGTTGCTATTGAATGCCAATAGTGACGCCACACTCCCAATCCCCTTACCACCCCCTACCGATGACCAACCCTGCCCCAACGTCCCAGCCAGCCGATCCCGTCGTCTCGTTCCTACATCGGGTAGCGGCAAAGGCGGCTGGGGATTGCCAGTTTGAGATGGCTGTAAAGATCAGGGCGTGCGCCGATTTCATCGCCCAGCGTGACGCCAGCTATCCCGTAGCCGCAGACCAGGCAGAAGGGCCGAGCCTCGCCGATGTTGACGAGTTGTGCGCCGAGTTTGGGTTCCGTCTACCCGACAACGAAGGCCGCGTTTGCTCAAAAGAAGTCCTACGCGACATGATCACCGCCGCCATCACCCGCTGGCCGCTGGCTGCCGAGCCCGTTACTGATCCGCTGCAGTCGGAGGCGCTGCTGGAGATCAAGCCGGCGGATGCTCCCGTGCCTCAGGAGGCGGTATTGCTTGACAAAGGCTCTGGCCTCATGGCCTTTGGCATGGGCCGCTTAGGCGCCTTCCCTGCGCCCCAACAATCCGCCGCACCCCCGGCCGTTGATATCAGTGACAAGTCCGTCGCTGGTATCCGCGCCGTGTTGCTAGGGCTGGCCCGCTCAGCCAGTCCCGATGCCCAGCCCGCAGCCCAGCCGGTGAACCTAGCCGAGCTGCATGATCCCGACTTCTCCGGCGGCCTGACGCCAAGCCAGCACCTTGACGTGGTGCATGGTGGGGCGGATCCCAGAGTGGCTGCATCGCAGGTTCAGGGAGTGTTGGCGGACCGGTATGAGTTCTCGGTCGTTGATAGCGACGACCGCGAGGTGGCTGGAGGCAGTGCGCCAATGCTAACTGATGCAATCCGAGAGGGCCGTAACTACCTTTCGCAGTACAACCAAGACGGCCCGCATAAGCTGGAATTGCGCCGCGTTCTGGTGTTGGACCATTCGGAGGCCACCAATGCCTGACGCCACCACCCTCAACCTCCTGCCCTGCCCGTTTTGTGGGGGCACTGAACTAAGCATTCGCACAGACCTTCAAAGCAGCATTGCCTATGTCGTTTGCAGCAACTGTGACGCACAGGGGCCACCTGCCAGCTTCGCAGAGATGTTGTGGGAGAAAGAAGAAGCCGCCGCCGGCTGGAACCAGCGCAGCACCTGGCAGCCGATTGAAACGGCGCCTAGGGATGGGACGTGGGTGCTGCTTGCCGGCGGCGAATGCGAATATAACGAAGAAAGTGATAACAGGGGGCGTGTTGTTACGGCGCAGTGGACCACCGAATACAGGTCAAACGCAGGCGACCGACCTATTGCCGATTTTGGGCGCTGGGAGTTTGCGTACTACGACTCAGGCGTTTATGGGGAATACGAAAACCCCACCCACTGGCAACCCCACCCCCACCCCCCCCAAAACCCCCAACCCCCAGAGTGTAG